ACATCCTGGATTTCTGGATCTACCTCGGCGAGACTCTGACTAAACGTGTTCATGGGTTTCTCCTGTTTGATTAATTCTAATAGTTTTGTTTTACGATTTTGCTTACTAGGGCCCCCTGAGAATTCCGAGATCTCAACCCCCACTTTACAAGAGTGGTGCTCTACCTTTGAGCTAAGGAGGCATTCGACTAGATAGGTTAGTATTTGATTTCACATTGGTGATTTGGTATCGCAGAAATCATTAGGTCTATCTAGTCTAAGATAAACATAAATCACAATATTTATCTCTATAGCTCCAATGGAGCCGAGGGAATAGAGAGAATCGAACTCTCATCGAAAGCTTGGAAGGCTCTCGTTTTACCATTAAACTATATTCCCGCTGAGGTACCTGGGATCGAACCAGGGACATTCGCATTAACAGTGCGGCGCTCTGCCAGCTGAGCTATACCCCAATGACTATTACTATATCTTAACCCAATTACCTTCATTTGTCAAGCTGAAGCCTAGAGAAACTACCCTGGCTGTAGCCATAAACGCTTTTATGTTTTCTGGATCTGACAAGAACTGAACCAGGTCTTTAGACGTTGAGTCTAAGGACGTGTTGGCAAGGATCTCCACCGTCTTCCCACTCTTTCTGCTCTTCTTCTGTCATCCCGGGGTCAAGATCGTGGGTATGGCAAAATGGTGTTGTTATCCAAGAATTATCTACACCGACCTTGAGCCAGTCACCAAACTCTTTTGAATCTACGGGTATCATTCTTATCTCCTTTAGCAGAAGTATATCAGAAATCCCAGTCTTCGTCAACAGTCGATTCTTGTTTAGCAAGTACATAGCTTGAACCGCTACCGCTGAAGAAGTCGTGGTTCTCATCTCCATTGGGAGATAGGGCAGAAAGAATAGCGGGGCTAACCTCTGAAGTTTCTTTAGGAAACAGTGGGTCATACCCTAAATTCATCAATGCCTTGTTTGCGTTGTATTGCAAGAACTTTTTAACATCTTCTGTCAGGCCTAGTTCGTCGTACAGCTCTGCCGTATACTTGGTCTCGTTATCATACAGCTCCATAAGAAGGTTATACGTGTACTCTTTAAGCTCTTCCTGGCGGGCCTGTGGTTGCTCCGCTAGGGCTAGCTGGTACTTATACCCGATATAATAGCCATGTACGGCCTCGTCTCTAATTATGAGTCTGATCATGTCCGAGGTATTAGTAAGCCTAGACCTTGAAGACAAGTACATTGGCCAATAGAAACCAGAATAAAACAAGAAAGACTCTAGAAGAGTAGAGGCTACCTTTCTTTTTAGTGGATCATTCCCGTCATACTTATCAATAATAATTTCAGCTTTCTTATTAAGATAGGGGTTTTCAATACTCCATCTGAAAGCTTCATCAATTTCTTCTGTGGAACAAAGAGTAGAAAAGATAGTGGAGTATGACTTGGCATGAACGCTTTCCATAAAAGCAATGTTTGTAATCACTGCCTCTTCGTGTGCAGTTCTAGCATCTGGCATTAGGGTCATGGCACCAACGGTCCCCTGGATTGTGTCCAGAAGGGTAAGGCCTGTAAAGACCTTCTTTGTAGTGCTCTTTTCCTGTTCGGTTAGTGATGCCCAGGACTGGATGTCGTTAGACACTGGCACCTTTTCTGGTAGCCAAAAGTTGGCTGTTAGCCTGTTCCAAACATCTAGATCGATTGGATCTTCGACCCTGTTCCAATTAATTGGCTTTACAACATGCACGAGACACACTCCTCTACTGACGTTCCTTCTAGGGCTAGTTGCCGAATCCGGATATAATAAATTGTTTTGATTCCTTTTTTCCATGCATTAATCTGGGCACGGTTTACATCACGAGTTGTTGCCGTATCCTTAAAGAATAGCGTAAGAGATAGGCCCTGGTCTACGTGCTGTGTTGCTGCTGCATATGTATCTATGATTTTGTCTGGACCAATTTCATATGCATCCTGAAAGTATTCTAGGTTGTCGTTGGTCAGGAATGGTGCTGGGTAGTATACACGACCAAGCTTTCCCTCTTTACGAATTTCAACTTTAGAGGCAATGGGATGAATAGAGCTAGTACTGTTATTAATATAACTAATTGATCCCGTTGGAGGTACCGCCTGTAGGTTCTGGTTATAGATTCCATACTTCATTACGGACTTCTTAAGTTTTTCCCAATCACTTTGTGTAGGGATATCTATGTTTGAATCTTTAAATAACTTAGCAACCTTCTTGGTAGCTGGCTCCCACTCTGATAAGGTGTACTTATCAAAGTACTCTCCGCTAGCATACTTTGAGTTTTCAAAGTTATCGAATGGGCTTCCCGTCTTTTTTGCCATCTCGTTGGATGCCTTGATTGCATGGTACACAATGGTGTAGAAATACATATTGGTAAAGTCAAGCCCCTCCTCGGATCCATAGTGAATCTTTTCTTTACCAAGGTAACCGTGCAGGTTCATTTGACCGAGACCGATAGCTCTTGACTTCTTGTTACCCTCGGCAATAGACATAACAGATTCGATGTAGCTAAAGTCGGCTACAGAGGTCAGTGCCCTGATGGCTATAGAAACGGTCTTGCCAAAGTCTGGAGAGCCCATGGCCTTAGCAATATTTAGAGAGCCAAGGTTACAGCTAATGTCTTTGCCTATGTCGTTGTAACTAAGGTCTTCATTGTAGGTAGTCGGTGTGTTTACCTGCAAGATTTCAGAGCAAAGGTTTGACATGTTGATCCTGCCCTCAATAGGGTTGGACTTATTCACTGTGTCTTCGAACACAATGTAAGGATATCCTGACTCGAACTGTAGCTCTGCAATCGTTTGAAAAAGGCTACGAGCATTGATCTTTTTCTTTTTGATCTCAGAGTTGTCTACCATCTCCTGATATTTTTCTGTAACAGAAATGTCAGACATGGGGACGCCGTACACCCGCTCTACATCATACGGAGAAAAGAGGTACATGTCCTCATTAGCTTTCGCTAGTTCAAGTGTAATGTCTGGGACAACTACCCCAAGACTTAGGGTTTTGATCCTAACCTTCTCGTCTGCATTCTCTCTCTTGGTGTCTAGGAACTGTAGGATGTCTGGGTGATGAGCATTAAGGTATACCGCCCCAGCCCCCTGCCTAGCACCTAGCTGATTAGCATAGCTGAAACTATCCTCTAGCAACTTCATAACTGGAAGGACACCAGAAGACTGGTTCTCAATCTTTTTAATGGGTGCTCCGGCTTCACGTAGGTTGGTTAGGTTAAGTGCTACCCCCCCGCCTCGCTTCGACAACTGCAAAGAAGAGTTAACAGCACGAGCGATAGACTCCATGTTATCTTCGATGCGAAGCAGGAAGCAAGATACAAACTCGCCCCTCTGCTTCTTGCCCGCATTAAGGAAGGTTGGGGTAGCAGGCTGGAATCGCCCAGAGATTATCTCTTCTACGAGATCCTGAGCAAACTTCTTATCTCCTCCGGCTAGCATCAAGGCGTTCATGCAAATCCTGTCCTCAAATCTTTCAAGGTATCGGGTGCCATCGAAGGTCTTTAGTGCATAGCTGGTATAAAACTTATACGCACCCAAAAATGTTTGGAAGCGAAACTTGTGTGCGTATGCTTGCTGGAACAAGTCCTTAATAAACTCAGGGTCGTACATGTCCAACACGGACTCGTCGTAGTACTCGTTCTCTACAAGATAGTCAAGCTTTTCCTTTAGGCTGTGGAAGAAAACTGTATTTAAGTTAACATGGTCAAGGAAGTAGTGCTTAGCTGCTTCCTTGTCTTTGTCAAACTGGATTTTTCCATTCTCATCGTAGAGATTGAGCATTGCGTTTAGTTCGTGATAGCTGTAGTCATTGTCCATAAAGCAGATGTAACCTTTCTGTTACTTTGTTAACGTCGTCTTTTGTGCCGAATATTTCTACCTTTGCAATAACCGGCACTCCTGTTTTTGCACTGATTAAATCTGCGGCCTTACAAAAATTGTTGCCGAAGTTCATGTTACCCATACCCACAACCCCACGTAAAAGATCTCTGTTTTCTTTGACGTTTAAAAAGTATCGTACTTGTCTTGGGATTGCCGTTCGGCTTTCGCCATTGCCATAAGTTGGCACAAGAAGAACAAAGTCGCTCCTACGAACAGGAACAGTATCCCTCCGAGTGCCAATAGGAATCCTATAAGTATTTCCATCCAATTTCTCCGCAAATCTCTTTGTGTTTTCAGAATAGTTTGAAAAGTAAACTATATCAATGGGTACTGTCAATTATACTCTCCGTTTAAACTAAACCTAGTGGCTGAACCTGAAAGAAAGCACAATATCTAGATAATTTTAAATTGATCTAGGTAATCTTTGACTTCCTCGGGCAATTCTTTAGGTCTATAGTCTATCACATTATCGGGCAAATCCACAACTCTCTTGGGCTTATCTCTGAATGTATGTATTTCTACCTCTCCAAAGTTATCTCTTACGGTATGGGATATTGCTCCAAAGATTGCACCGCAAACAGCGTCTGCCAGGTCCTTGGATTTTTTACGTGGATGGTCTACCTTATTATTGTTCATAATTTTAAGTTGTGTTAGTTCTTCAAACAGCAAATCTATTGTCGGCAGAGCCACTCGATCTTCATATATCAACATTGCCATGTCTTCATAATGTTTCTTTGCAACGGATACAGTCTCTGTACGAATACCCACAGATTTTAGCTCGTTTTGGATATCAAAGCTTTGCCAGCGATCAAAGCTAACCATCCCCAGATCAAAGCCCACCCTCCTCAGGTTTTGAATCCACTGCTTAACCTCAGAAAGATTAACTGGCCCCTCTACCTTGGGCTCCCACCAAGCTACGGCGTCTACCACGACAACGGGGACTACCTGTTCGTAGTCTTTCATTACCTGGATGTTCACCCATTTTTCCACGTGAGCGATTGCCACGGCACACTTGTCATGTCTTTGTGCCAAGTCTGCATGAACAAAGTATTTTTTGGTTGGGTCTGGCTTAAAGTTTGTATCAAACCGTCGAAAGCTATCTACGGGATTCCTGATGGTCATTGCTGACTTCACCTTGTCCTGCTGCTTAAAGAATGCGTCGGAGGAAAATGTTGGGATGCAGGCAAAACGCATCATGGCGTCTCCAAGATCTGTATAAAAGGCTATCTTAAAGTCTTCGATACTTCTTGTGGGGTTAACCTCCCAGGTCGGCCTTTTAAGTGCGAATACTCCCGGGTACTTATAGGACAGAATATGATCCTCTTCCCAGGAAATTTCCAAAGAGTTTCCAGCGGCATCCTCTGGGAGTTCGGGATTCATGACAAAGGTGTGGTGTCTTTCGATAACATCCTTTTCCATAATTGCGTCATCGTACTTGATAGAAATAAAATCTCCGGGGTACCTAGGAAATGATAGTAAGACTACCTTGCCCAGGTCTGGGAAGCGGGAGTCCACGGTGCCACGGAAGGCCTTGTAAATATTGTCAGCCGTTTTCCCCTGATCATTTCCTGTCGCAACCTCACTTGCAAACCCAGAGATCTCATCCAGGATGGCTACCAAAAGGTTTAGGCCCTCGTGAGATTCTCTTTCAGAATGTCCAGAGTAAACGGTAATAGAGTGATCAAACTCAATTGAGTCCATCTTAGAGTAATACTTCCCTGCGAACCATGGGGACTTTTCAATCTTGGTTTTAAATCCTTTAAAGAAAACGTTCTTAGCTTGTTGCGCGTTGATAGCGATATTGATAATATCAATAGCGTCACCGGAGGGCTTTCCATAATACCTGGCGGGGTCTTTAAGACAAAGCAGTTTATATACAATGTATGATACGGCTACGGTAGAGGTAAAGTCTTTCCCCGAACCTTTGCCAAGTTTTAGTATGATCTCATTTTTTGTAAACTTCTTGTAATATTTATTCCCCTCCTCGAACCCCATCAGGGCCTGTAGGTCTTCTTGGCGATAGATCTGACTCATGCCTTCCACAATGTCATACTGAATGTCAGAGAGAGGGGGCTGCCCCAAATACTCTTCGCCCTCTACAAAGGTCTTGGCATCGACTGGTTTTTCTGCGAATGGACTATCTTCCAAAGCCTCTAAGAAGTCATCAAACATTATGGATTACCGTAATGGTTTCCCCTTGTAAAGCTGCCTCGGAAAGTCTGCGCATAATCTTATCTCTTACCTCTGGGTGTTCTGAAGCAATTTCCATTAAGATACCCTTCAGAATTCCCTGGCGCCTTTCAATTTCTACCATCTCCTCGGCCAGCTCCTTGTTTTCTAATAGCCCAGCCTTTTGAAGCATTTCAATTCTTTTAGACTCAATGTCCATAACAAGCTTGATGGCTCCCGACTTAGACCTAAGATCCCCGACAGTGTCTGCATCCTCCATAACCTCGTAGGACTTAGATATCAGCCTGCCGTAGTGCTCATCTGCGGCTGATAGCGCTTCTCTCGCCCGAGCTCGAATTGTGTCATTGGCAGAGGCTACCTCTTTCCACTCTTCAATTAATGAGACAACTTCTTTCCTGGGGATAGATAGCTGCTTGGAAATTTTTGTGGGGTCATTCCCCTTTAGGTATTCTCCGACTACCTTGTTAACAGTTTCAAGATGTTTTACTAGCTGTTCCTCGCTTTGCACGGCGGGCCCTCCTCTTGGGAATTCTTTTAACTCTTTCTAGCTTAAAAGACCTTTGACAACCGGTCCTCAGCTTATAAACCTCAAAGCAATCTATCCACTGATCTCCCGTTTCGGTGTTTGTGACCAGGGAGTCAAACTTAAACCTCATACCCCACTCATCCTTGATCTTAATCACTTCACCTTTTTCGATCAGGAAGCCGTCTACAGTAATTTCAGGAAACCTAAAAAACTTTGTAGGCTTTACATGACCAGATGTTTTACGATTAACCATTAAGATTCCTTTGCGTGTGGTTTTGTTTCATTTAAGGAACTGCTAGATACTCTATTATACATGCTATCGCTGTAGAAGTCAATGAGATTATCTGAGCCAGTGTAGGAAAGGGCACTACTAAGCCCCGCCCGGAAATCATTAATAATATTAGTAACGCTTCCAACAAAAGGAACCCTAGTTGAGATACCCTCTACCCCCGATACGAAGCCCCTGCCAGCCTCCTGGGCCTCCCTGGAGGCCATTCCACGAAAGACCTTGTATCCATCCACAACATCTCCTGGAGACTCGGATGTTCCTGCTAACAGTCGGCCAAGCATTACTGCGTGAGCCCCTGCTGCCAGGGCTTTTGCTGCATCTCCGGAGTTACGAATACCACCATCTGCAATCACGCTTGGGCCCTCTGCGTAGTCAAACTTTTCTCTAATGTCCATGATGGATGACAGGGTTGGCATTCCGTGACCGCTGACTACCCTGGTCGTACAGGCAGATCCTCCACCTATGCCAACACGGACAGAGTCTGCCCCAGCCTCGGCAAGCCTTGCATAGCCTTCCCAGGTAGAAACATTTCCGGCCATAATATGAATGTTGTACCCCAACTCCTTACGAAGAGTCCTTACGGCATCAGCTGCGTTAACGTTGTGACCGTTAGCAACATCTACTAGGACAAGGTTTGCCCCCATGTCTGCCAGTACTTTTGCCTCTTGGATAAAGCTTCCCTTTGCCCCAACGGAGGATCCAATATTAGTAAGTCCCACCATTGAGCGAGACGAACGAACCATTGACGCTTGTTCCTCGATCGTCATGTAGCGATGGAAAATACCCATAGCTCCATGAAACCCTAGGGATTCGACCATGGCCCATTCGCAAACGGTATCCATTGGTGCACCGATAATCGGAATATCCAGATTGATCTTGGTGTGACCTTTTCCGATAAACGTTTTAAGAGAAACATCTTTACGAGATTTAGCCTCAGAATGTTGTGGGATTAAGAGTATGTCATCAAAGGATAGGTGTTCCTTGTTACTGTACTCCCTCATCTCTCCTCCTTGCAATCAAAAGCAAAACCAGGTAACCGATCAGGTCTGTGATAGTGTCGTCTCCTGGATATTCGTGCCCCTTGCTTAGTCTAGACAGTTTGTCGTCTAGCCGTACCAAGATTTGCTCAGTGGCATTTGCTTTAGAAAATACCCTTACTGGCTCTAGAGCTGAATCTCCGTATGCTTTGTTTTTTAGAATAAGCATATCCTCAATATCAGCCAAGACTTCTGTAATATCATTCTCTGTTTGTTTACTCAACTGTTGCCTTTACTCCTAGTCTTTTCCAACATTTAACACAATTTATATAGGTTAGTCCAGTGAATGGACAAGACGCTTCGTGTGAATCTTTATGCTCACATGAAAGTCTGACATACTGCATCTTTGCCACTTTGGCAAAGTGCCTTATAACTTTCATCTCTTTGATTTCCTTAGTTTAAATTTAGATAGGTAAACGTAAATTGTTTCCACGCTTACCCCGCACTCTTTTGCTATTTCTTCTGGAGTCTTCCTATCGAGATGGTATCTTTTTTTTAACCAGATCTCATTTGTATAAAGTTTAGCACTCACAGCTACCCCCTGTCAACTTAGTTTTTCCCAATTGTTTATGGCATAATGTCCGATACCAATTGCGTCAGCTACATCGTTATCTGCGGTTTGAAAGTCATACTGGACATCAACAAATCTAATTGTCTTTTGTTTACGAACTTCTCGCTCTTTAGTCTTATACCAGGATTCGCTCTTACCTAGAGTGATGCTCCTAATGGCCAGCTTTTCTTCTATGGAGAGCTTGCCATTTCCGATAAACGTTTGCCAGGCAATTGGATTGATTGATTTAATTAAGGTTACCCCCGACATAGACATTGCCCCTAGCATTGCCCCCTGGACTAAAGCTAGATCTGCAACAGTCTTTGGGCTATTCATAAAAACGGTGTGCTCAATAACAACCGCTTCTGGAATACCATAATGATCAAAGAAGGCCAGGGTCTTTAATGCTGCATCTTTAACCTTGATATAAGTTGTTGACCCTTTAAAGTTTATTTTGCCAACAGACTCTAGCTTATCCTCAAAGAATATTGCAAATGCCAAACTGTTCGTGCTGGCGTCAATGGAACAAAGGGTCTTTGGCTTACTCGTTATCTGGCTTAGTTTTACCATTAGCTAACCCCTTAATTTCCCTGAGCGTTTTCGTAACGTCGACAGGGTTTATTAGGCAAGAAAAGCACAGTGGATCATCGTTGTAAGCCGACAACCTAGACTCGCATAGCTTACATCTTCTCTCTTGCCCCATTCTGCGATGGCGCCTTTCGATAGCATATCGTTGAGCTATCTTTTCCCTCGTTGCCAACTCTCGACATTCAGGGGAACAATATACTTGGTACTTTACACGTGATTCAAAAGGAGAATCACACCATTGACAGTGTTTCATCTATCGGCTCCAGAGCATTAATTTTTACGGCTCCCTCACCAGCCTGATCACAGATTGCCCTTAGGGGGCAAGTCTTGCAAATCTTTGAATTAGACCTATAGTTCTTTTTAGGAAGGATCTTGTCTTCCCAAGACTTACGAACTGTTCTCATCCATTCAAAGGTTTGGTCTATCCATTTAATGTAATATTCATTTACCTCGACAGGTATTGCCAAAAGCTCATGATTATTTTTGTTTTCATAAAGCAAGACGCCCTTGGCCCTCTTCAGAATTTTCATGTAAATAAGAAGCTGGATTAGGTGACCGCTCTTGGCCTTACGGCTTTTCTTCCTGTACTCAAAGCCTTCCTGCATAGCAGTTTTAATTTCAACTAGGAGCTCTTCGCCCTCCCAATCAACAATGGCATCCCCGTACCCAAAAATTGGGGGGTCATCGTGTATAACCTTAAACTCCGAGTCCACCATAATTCCAGAGTCTTCAATAGCTTTTTGAATTCTCTCATGAGACTTTGTTCCATTAGTCATGTTGGCACCAGCAAATGGATCTGCGTAGTCCTCAAAGGTTCCACCCTCGAACGCCAGGTACCAGTATCGAGCGCACTCTCCATGGCCATAAGCAATGGTGGAAGGTGCAAAGCTTTTCTTTTGCTGGTGCCTTGGTCCTCGATTGGCGATGTACCCCGAATTAATCTTTTCAATTAAAGCAGTTAGCCCTGGGTTTACGGTTGGCTTTTTTTCTGTTTCATCCATCAGTTGTTTAAGTAAGTTATTAGTCATGATATTATCGGGTAATATACTTTAGAGCGGCTACCAGGTCGTTAATCGCGCTGGCTGCCGTAAAGTATATGTTCTTTTTGGCCCTGTCTCCTTTATCTACATTGGCCATCCAAGTTGCCCGGAATGACATTTTCGCTGAGATTGCTTGTAATCTAACAATTTCTATGGTAGCTACGTTGATTGGAATATCTGGTTTAATAATAAGCTTTGCAATCATTATCAGTGCTTGCGTCAGCTCTTCATCTTCTACGTAGTCTGCAATCTCTGACAGACCGTTCACCATGTCTATTGTTGTTTTGTTTTCTTGCACCATCCTAGTATAGCACTCTCTCGGTATCGGAGATTTCTCGCTTCTCCCTAATGCTTACGCTACTTGCCCCTGGCAACCATGGAACCAGGACTTGATAGAGATCCTCAAGAAGAACAACGTCCTGGATCTGATACTTTTTCATTTCAGCCCAAGCCTTTTTGTCATCGTTCATACAACCAATCCACAGGCTAAATCCTGAATGCTTTACCTTAGATCCTACGCCTAGGGCTTGTGCAACATAGTCTAGCTTGTTGGAAGGAAACTTAAAGTTGGCTTTGACTACGCTCATTAGGTCAAGATCTTTGACCATTGATGGAGGAGTCATTCCATTTTCAAGGAACTCCCTCTTGATGTGCTTGTGGTCAAAGGCTGCGGAGTTCCACCCAAGAAGAACATCTGCCTCTTCCATCATGGAGTGAAGCTCTTTAAGCATTGCTTCTTTTCCATCGTGGTGTACCGACTTGAACGTAACCTTCTTTTTACCCTGCCACTTGGCACCGAAACACAACATCTCTGTGCTTTTAATAATTTGGTTGATGCCAATATTTTGATCCCAAAGACCCCAGGTATAAACTTGTAGGGGTGTCGTTTCAATATCTAACATTAAGATTTTCATTTATTGTCTCTCTCTTCAATCAATTGTTCTAGCAGTGACATTTCTATTACAGCTAGCCTTGTCTTGCTTTCTGATGAACCTATAACTACAACTATAGCAGGATCTGCGTTAGACTTCAAGGCATCGGTCACGGCCTTTGCCCAGACATCTCTGTTTAGAGTAAAGCTTTTACCAACCTCCTTGAAATCAATCACAAAGTTAAACCAGGATGCGTCACCCTTTTTTGTATTACGACCACTGTTTTTGTGGAGCTTCGCACCGATTCTTTTGCCCTCAGATCTCTCGCTCATAATCTTTCCTATTTTTTCTTGTGTTTAAACTTACCTTGGTTAGGTGACCGTCCAAGCAGACCCAGGTTAATTCTTTTGTGGTTGGGTAGTGCCTTAGAGTTGTAGCCCCTATCTTGCATGTATGGCATACAAATTGACCACTGTATATTGTGTATCTAGGCATTGATTCCATCCACCAGCTTTTGTTGAAGTTCTAGGTCTTCCTTAACGTAGTTAACGAAAGCTTCCCTGCCCTGAACCTTACTGCCGTCTGGAACAATGTACCAGGCTCCTGTGCGCTCCACCAAGCCATAGATTTCTGCTGTATCCACAAGATCTCCTACTGCATCAACGCCAATGAGACCCCCCTTAAAGTAGAAGTCATACTCACCTGATTCGCCGGGAGGGGATGTCTTAGAGTTTTGGATTTCCCACCGAACCTTTCGACCAACCTTCTGCTCGATTAGCTTGTCGTTAGATCTAATCTTTGCCTTGATCGCCTGGCTGTCAGAGGAAGAAGAAAACAGCTTT